CGAGAAGGAAGATAATACTACAGGTTCGCAAGAACTGGCGTGTGTCGGAGGCGCGTGTGAAATAGCATAGGTAAAACTAAGGGGGCGCAATGCCCCCTTTTGTTTATTGTGGTTTATATTCTTCTTGTCCTGTAAACATACCCGCACCTACTCTAGGTAAAGCAGTTACAGCATCTATAGCACGTATCCCTGTCAAAGGAACTTCTTTTCGCAACCCTCTCACAGCCGCTTGTTGGAGAGGCGCTTGTCCCGCTAAAACTCTTTGAGTAGAAGGAGAAGCCAAGCCACGAGAGACTCCTATAACACCACTACCTGCGGCAAGGGCTTTACCTGCGACTGAGAAAAAACCACCTCCGCCTGCCAAGTCACCTAAACCAGTTGCCGTAGCCAATAGACCTGATGCCGCCATCTGATGAAACCAAGTTGGATTCTCTATCGTCCTAGCCTTATCTATAGCAGACAACTCTTCCCCGCTAGTTTCTATAACCTCTTTTAGTTCATCTTCTTTTTTTATGTTCATCGCTATTCTTTCAGCGTTCTTCGGATTGTTTCTAAGTGTACGCTCCATAGTCGCTGTTTCTTTTTGAATAGCGGCTTTTTCTGCTGTAGCTTTGTTTTTAATTCTTTTTAATTCATTCTGCCTACGGTTAGTTAATTTCTTTGCTAAAGCATTAGAACTATCTATTATAGACGCTTCTTGTTTTGCTGTCAAAGCGGCTAATTCTTCAGCTTGATTACGTAAAGGTCCTTCTCCTCGTCTAGCCTGTCTTGGGGAGTTTCTTTTGATTGAGCCTATCCACTCATCAGGAGTAAATCTACCTTGTCTTCCTGCTTTAGTAGATGCTTTTGTAACAGCGTCTCTTAATACAGATTGAGAAGCCCAACTAGCTACGTCATCCTCAAAAGACTGTAAACGCTTACCACTAAGCTGTCTTTTCATGTTGTCGTCTATAACGCTTTGTATCTCTCTATAAAGACCTTGCATTAGAGCCGCCTGACCACCCTCATCTGACATTTTAGAAGCCGCCATACCGAAAGAACTTCTAATTGCGGATAAGTCCTCACCCTTAATTCTACCCGTCTTAGGGTTTCTTTTAGCTGATAAAGTAACTAGCGCATCTTTTACCAGAGTACGGACACCTGCTTTACCTGCTAACAATGATAACGTAGTATCACTAGTTACTCTTTTCTCTATTTCACCAAGCAGTTGCTCAGGTTTCATTCTAAAGGAAATATCTTTAATAGACCTAAAGCCTTCTTTTTGCCATAGCTTTTCAAGACGATGCATTGCTAGGTTAGGATTAGCCGAATCTAGTATGTTAGCTATGTCAGATTTTTTAGCACCAGAAGGTACAGAGTTTTCAAAAGCCGATAAACGCAACATATCATTGTTGTTATCTATGTTTCTTTTCATTTGCTCGGTTTTACGGGCTATAATCTCACCGTCTCTGCCTAAAAATTTATCGTATTTACCGCCAATAATCTCTCTGCTTAATTCTCCCTCAGACATAACGTCTGTCTGTTTTAGCTTACCTGTTTCTTTAATATTGTTTATAGATGTGTTAAGGGCGTTAGTAGCTTCCGCATTCTCTGCTTTAGATGCTCTAATAAAGTTCTTAAGCTGTTTTTCCCTTTCTTTCTGTCTCAATACTAGCGGAGCAACAGTGACTTCTTCTTGACCCCGTATTATACCTTTACCGCCTAAGCTAGGACCAACAACGTCTCTGTAAAAAGATTGTAATAAAGACTCGGAAGTGTCCCCCTTTTTAGCCGCTAATGTAATCGGAGTAAACACACCATCTTTGTCTAAAGGTGCTTCTATTTTTCTTTTAAGCAACCAACCGCCAGTAGCTAAAGTACCGCCAAAGACACCACCAAATAATGCACCATAGCCTGCGTCTTCTACAATATCCTCAACGCCTTCAGCCTTACCTGCGCCATATACAGCGCCCTCAGCCGCGCCTCTAGCTGTTAAAGCCTTTATGCCTTTAGCCGCTGTGCCTACTTTAGCCGCAGGGCTTACAACAGCACCTGCTATTTCAGCACCCGTAGCTACAGCAGGGTGTCTTTCTTGGAAACTTTTAGCTAAAGCATCATACTCTGCTCTATTCCTATCATAAGCCTGTTGATATGTTTCATCGCCAAAGGCACTATCAGCTAAAGCAGTTATACCTACTCTATACTCATCGTACCAACCAAGAGTATATCCCTGAAGAGCCGCCATAGCCGTAGAAAAGTTATCAGTTTCTAACCACTCTCCGCTTTCTACTTCTCCTTGCTCCTCAGTAACTGTAGGGTCTATGTTATATTTAGCAAAGCGATTAGGGCTTTGTGTCTGCTGTAATACGCTTGTTTGTTCTGGTTCAAGCGTGTATTTTTCAAAACGATTAGCCATGCTTATAAATCTCTTTTAAGTGAACTTAGTGTCTCATTTGCTCTCTTTAACTGTTCCGTAGTTCCTAAATAATCAACACCGAAAACTTGATTAAACTCAGCTAGTGCTTGTGGAGACATATCCGATTCTAACTCTACAATAGCTTGTGGGGGTATTCCTGCTAAAGTTTCTTCGGCTTGCTCTCTTTGTAAGTAAGAACTAAATCCTCTGTTATCTCCATATCTATCCAACCAAGACGAAGAGTTGGTATAGTAGTCTGCTTCGTACTGTGCTAACTTTTGAATGCCTCTGGCGTATCTAGCTAAATACTCTGGATTTGCATTTGCAGGTGGTTCTCCAGACAACACTAGCGCAACGTCTTTATCGGAAGCAGGACCTGCGGGTAGATTTTTAATAGCGTTAGAAGTTCTTAATCTCTGCGCCTCAGTCCGTAACTCACTTTCATAATCTTGAGTACCAAACACTTGGTCAAGTGCTTCTTTAGCCGTAGAAGCCAAACCTGAAGATATTTTACCTTGTGCTTGGTCTAATTTATCTGCTAACGTACCTACTTTCTGAACCTTTACTCTTTGCTCTTGGGCTTTATTGTTGGTATCATCAATTAGCCTTAATAAAGCAACAGAAGAACGTGCTTGGTCTTTAGGCGCTAACTCTTCTTTTAATATCTTAGTTGGGTCGTTAGGGTCATAAAAACGAAGTACATTTGTATTTTTTTCTTCGCTAAATACGCTTTTAACAATAGCGGGCTTGCCTGATTTAGTAGAAGGCATTGTTTTAAACTCACCTGTGCTTGGTATGTAAATACTATTACCTACTACAACAAAGTCTTTTTCTCCTTTAGACATACTTTCTACGTCCTTAAGAGGAACACCTGCTTCAATTAATTTAACGTATTCAGGGTTATCAGCATATCGTTTTTCTGCAAAAGCAATAATTGACTCTTGTTGTTGTTGTTCTTTAGCCTCATCTGCCTTTGCCCCTACTCTTGAAGCTAACTGTCCTGCTAAACCAGTCTGACCTAATGCCTGAAGACCTAAAATAACTCCTTCCTGTTCATCCAGTGTCAAGTTATTAAAATTAGAAACATCCTGCATTAGTTTTTCTTCTTCATTTTCCTGAGCAGTCAACAAGCCCATGCCTCTACGTGCTTCTTTAAAAGACTGACTCATTCCCTCTTGACTTCTAAGGGCTTCATTCCTAAGAAAAGCAGTGGAAGAAAGTTTTGCTCTAGGGTCAATTGAATCGGGTTCTTGTCGTGTGAACAAACCCTGTGTTAACAAATCACCTATATCCATTCTATTAGCCATTTTTTAATCCTCTATTAATAGATGCCGAAATTAGGAGTTATAGGCGCACGCCCTATGCCACCATATTTGCCAAACAAACCACCCGCTAAGTCCAGAGCCATTTGAGTTTGTCTGCCCCGTCTAGCTGACTGCATTCCTGCGGCTTCTTGTGCTGTTTGCGCTCTTAGTTTAGGGTCAATACCTAATCCTGCCGATTGAGCAAATAAACCTGCACGTTTAAGTCTAGCCTGAGTTGCTAGTTCACCACCCGCTAAACCAAGTTCCGATTGACCCATTAATTGTTGCATTGGGACATATCCTAAACCAAACAAACTCTTGGCTCTACCGTATAGTGCTTCCTGTTCAGCTAATGATTGCTGACGTGCCGCTAGGTTGGCTCTACCCATAGCCTCTTGTTCCGCTGTGGCTCGTGCTAACATTTCTGGAGTACTACCTCCGAATCTGTCTAAACCTAATCCTAAACGTCCTTGAGATAGCGCACGTTCCTCTACTGCTAAACGCGCACGTTCTTCCTCTGGTCTTTGAATGTCTCTCATCTGTTCAAACAAAGCGGCTTGAGCAACAGCAGGGTCAGTCTCAGCTTGTGCAAATAAACCTCTAGCCTGACCAAAGAGCATATCCTGCATTTGCTGTTGTTCAGGACTTAGCCTGAGACTCATACTCCCTGTCTGACCTACTCCCGCTGAACCTAAGCCAGACCTTATGCCGAAACCTCTAAACCTAGCCATGTTTGCGGCTGTACGACCAACACGCATTGCGTCCTGTAAAGATAAACGACCTGACTCTGCCATTTGTTGTTCAGCACGTTTGGCTCTTTTTCTTTTAGACCTAGCCCCTAAAAGACTTGAGCCTACACTAATAATACTGGATAACAACCCCATTATTCACTCTCCTCTAGTTGCGCTACGCGACTACGTAGTGCTTGTACTTCTTTAATTAGCATAGGTACTAACTTGCTGTAGTCAACACCCATCATATCTTCTTCATCTACAGGTTGATGTACTGCCTCAGGCGCAACTTCAACTAACTCTTGTGCAATTACACCGTAGTCTTGGTGAGAGCCATCAGCTTTCCAATCGTACTGTCTAATCTGTATAGCATCAATCTTACTACCTGCGTCAGTAGCATCTTGGATGTTTTCTTTAAGGCGTTCATCGGATGAGGTGTTATATAAAATACCTGTTGTACCGTTTTGTGTAATTGTTCCTATCGTATTAGTCCCGTGTCTAAACGCGGCATAATAATTACCACTAGCAACAGAAGAAGCATGACCTACGTTTATATAAGGTATTGAGTGGATTTTAACGCTAAATCCGCCATTTAAAGCATTTTCGTCAGTAGTACCCACCATTAGGTCGCCTGATGCGTCTATACGCATACGTTCAGAGCCGTTAGTCTGCATGAACAAGTTGTTACCTTTACCACCAATTCTAGGGGAGTTCGGGGAGTCTGATGTTTCGTCATCCATAAACTCAATTTCAGCTTCAGTGTCAGTGCTTTCTACTCGCATGACAACGTTACCTGTGCCTGAATTAATGTGTAATGGTTTTTCAGGACTATTAGTACCTATACCTACGTTGCCTGAGGAGTCAATACGCATACGTTCGGCAGATGAACCTGTTTGTCCTGTGCCAAAAACTAAAGCACCATAACCACTGTTGTTTTCTGTTTGACCGTTTATAAAAGAATGAACACCTGCGGAATCAGGGTTATTATCATTAGAATAAAACTCTATTTGTCCTGATTTTTGTCCCGCTAGAGAAGATGTATCGTTGTCGGTAAAACGTAAAGTAGGTACATTTGAATTATCCGTAGCGTTTGTTCTTTCTATATCTAACGCAACATCAGGAGTAGCTGTACCTATACCTACTCTATTGGTTGAAACATCAACAAACAAAGTGTCGGTGTCAAAAGCAACATCAGCATTGAAGTTCGTCACAGCACTAAAGTTAACTACACCAGTAAACGTGTCACCCGCTGTGTTAGCCTTACTGTTAACCGCTGTTGCAATGTTTGTAAATTCAGTTGTGAACTCAGAGCCTTTAACTACCTTAGCCGCATTACCTGAAGGAAGACTATCTTTTGCTCCAAAGTTCGTTGTTATAGTATAATCAGTCATTTAAATTAATCTCCCTAGTAGAGCGTGTACGTCTATTTGTTGTATTGAATAAGGTGCGCCATTGATTGTAGATTCGATACCGATGGTTACTACAGTACCGCTACCGTTTGTATTAATCGTTGGACGTTGTATGTCAACACCCACTGTGTATTTAGAGGCAACATAAGCAGTGTCTACAGTATCTTCCTCTACCCAAGCTGTACCACTCCAGTAGTATAACTTACTGTCCGTTGTGTTGTAGTACAAAGCGTTTGTTACATCGGTTGTAGGTGCAGAACTAAATGCTCCTAAGTAAGTACCTGTGTTACTAGGAGCAATAAGGGTTGTTGTGTTATCTCCGAACTGACCTACGTTGTACTCAGAAGTGTCTGTGTCAGTATCTCCAGTATTAAAAACTGCTTTGTTAAAGGATGATGTATAGTCATATCCCCAAGCCAATACAGACTGAGAGGATACGTTACCTATTACTGTAATGTTAAACTTCTTAAGGAACTTAAGGTTAGTAGAGTTACCGAAGTTCAGCGGATTACTATAGTATATCATCTCATAGGTATTGCCGTTATCTAGGTATCCTCCGTACTCAAATATACCATCTTCTCTACCTAAGTAAACACTACCATCCTGTAGTAACGCTAGACTGCGTGGGTTAACATCGCCCCATGTAGTTACTCTGTTAGAGCCATCAGGTAGTTGTCCTCGCATATCAAAGCAATATACAACCTGACTGTCCGCTAATGACAATAAGTAAAATGCTTCATCTGCACTGTATATAGACTTAATAGGATTAGTCTGTTGTCTAACTAGTTGAGTTAACTCTGTACGGACATTGTTACTAATGTCACGCATAGGCATTGATTTCTCTTGTATAGTCCTACCAAAGCTACGTACACCGTCTTCAGATAGGAATAAAATATCAGTACCTGTGTTTTGTACGGAGTCTCTAGCGACACAACCTACGCCTTCCACAACGTCCGCTAAGTACATACTAGCAGGACTTTCTGCACCTGCATATACAATAATACAACGCTTACAGAATATAATTAAAAAGCCGTTGTGTGCCGCTAAGGCTACAATCTCATCGTGACCGTTAGGGAATACAAGAGTTAAGTCTAAGCCACCTGCTGACCCACCACTCCACTTATGTCCCTGTAATGTGTCACTCCAATAAACAGTCTTAGTGTTACCAGATACATCAGCCGCCCATAGTCTACCGTACGCACCTATAACTTCATTAGCTTGTGGATAAAAAGTACTTGGAGTTGCTTGTGCATAAGCACTATGTTTACTCAGCACACCTGAGCCACCTGCATCTGTATAGATTAAAGGCTCATGTCCTCTTTGGTAAAAATAAGTATGGTTGTTAAAACTAACAATCTTCCAGTTGTTTGCTGTTGGTGTATAACTAATCGGAGTAGTTAAGTCAGTTAGTGTAGTAGTCCCTGAGAATATTTTATTGTTACCCGCAGAGAATACCACTTTATCACCACTAGCGTCTACCGACTCATGTAAAGCCTCTATGCCTCTACTAGAACCCAACAACGTAGCAGTAGTGGAATCAGTAGATACTTCCGTATAACCTTTACGAGAACCTACACGTCCATATTCGTCAATGATACAGTTACTAGCTGTTGCCGCAAAAGATTGGTCAAGAGACAGTGGTGAATCCTGACTGTTTATGCCCGCAAATCCTGGGGCTTGTACTGTAATGTTCTGTAATTGTTGTGCCATTAGCAAGGTGTCCATACAGTTTCAGAAGGGAATCTAGCGGCATCAAATGCTACTGCATCTGCTAACGTAGTATCCGCTAGGGCATATAGTTCCTGTGCTGAAGTACCGCCTGTCTCCCCACGTTCACGAGAGGCTAAGGCTACTGCGTACTGTATTACTGGTGTTGAAGGTACAACTAGTTTATCTGCGTCAAGAGTAAATGGGTCTGCTCTATCCACAATGTTAAATCGTAACGTATACGCTTGGTCTGGCTTAGGATATACATCAACTAAAGCATTACCGTTAGCGTCCACACCATTCCAAGAGTAGTACTCAGGTGAACCAGATACAGGCTCTTGTACTAGGTATGCGTTGTTCATCCAAGAGGAACTAGCAGGGCGCATAAAGAAGTTAGACGTATCGTTAATAACATCCAATATCTTAAATGAGTTGTTAGTACCCGTCATGCTATAACTAAACTGATTATTAGAGGTAGTTACTGTGATTGTACTTCTAAGTGCTGACCAATCCCAAGCATCCTCTACAACACGTCTAGCGTCGTTAACAAACTCACCTACTAGTTTTACATAGGAATCATTTGAGTTTTCAATGCTATCCGTTTCATTCTCTCGCATCCTACGTAGTACACTATTTACTAGTTGTAAGTAAGTCATTATCCATACCTTCTTAAGTTCATCATTTGTTTCTCTGTACGCCTTTAGCTTTCTCTACAGTTCTCATAGCACCTAAACCAAGCATACCCATCAGTACTGGCATCATGGTTGACACATCTAGTACAGGGATTTCAATGGTAGAATCGGTAAGAGCAAGCGCAAAATTTGCCATCGGGATAAGAATGTACTGACTCGCAAGTCCAATACAACAAGTCCAACCAACAGCAGGTCTCCAACCCGATACAAATAGGCTTCGGTGTGCCGCTTCTGTCTTATTAACTTCAAGTTGCGCTTTCGAAAGTTCCTGCGCGTGCTTTTCAGCCATTGTCGAAAGTTCAAATGCAATCGCATTCTTCTTGTCTTTATCCTCTATGAATTTGTCAAGTAGTCCAGTTACTGGTCCGATTAGTTGTTGTAACATAGTTTACCTCTGTAAAGGGCTTGAGTTAAGGTAGTCCATACCCTTCCACAAATCCTCTACCTCTTTAGTTAATGTTTTGAACTTTACTTCTGTATCGCCAATGTCATTAATAATAATCTCTGCTGTAGCTACTGTGGCTTTCATAGCCTCTATCTCGTTAGATAGCGTAGAAACGTCTGTATTCAATTCTAAGAGCTTTTCTTGTTGACTTAGTAGTGTCTCAAGCCTTGTGCCTAAAGTGGCTAGATTCTCACGTATGGGGCTTATATCAGGTATCTGCTGTGCCTCTACTGCTTCTAGTCTGCTGTACAAACTAGAGGCTGTCCATACGCCACCACCTATAGTACTACCAATACCAAGTACAATAGCAATCCACACGCCCTTGAATGATGTGTCACCTATCTTAAGTTCTGTACTTTCTAAACTCATAGTTCAACACATCCTGTACCGTACATGAAGCAAGAGTAACCTATATGAGTTGGTCCTGTTTGAAAGAACTCTGACTCACTCCCTGCGGCTAAGATGTCAGTTTCACTTACGTATAAGTCTAAGCCTATATTGTCATTACTATTAAGGTATACAGCCGTTAGGTTACGTGTAGTGTTGTAACCCATAGACACCCACTGTGCGTTAGCGTCATAGAAGATTGTAGTCTGTTCCGCTGTAGTGTTAGCATTCTCAATGCCTTGCTCTAGGAATGACACAGCTTCTTCTGAGTTAGCTACGGCTATGTAGGCTGACGCATTGTTAGCGTGAGTCTCTATGTCATCTACTGACTGGTTGTACGTATCGACAGTCTCTTGTTCAATCTGTAGGACTTCTGCGGTCTCAGCCACAAACGTCTGTACCTCAGCTTCCTGCTGTGGGTTGCCCTGTGCTTCCTCTACTCGTTCAGCTACTTCCACAACTGAAATCATATCCACCACGGCTTCAGTAAATACATCTATGGCTTCATCCATTAATGTTAACTCTTCCATAGCTTTGTTCTCTAGTACAGCCTTAACGTCACCGTATGGCTGATAGTTAGTAGCAAAGTTAGTCAAGGCAGTATTGTACGCTTGTACCTGTGCTTCCTGTATGTGTGCTGTAGTAGATAGAGTACTATCAGACAAAGCGTCACCCTGATGTGCATACTCCATACCTGCGCCCACTAGGAGGATGCCAGTGTTAATCTGGTCAACTATAGCAGTGCTTGAGTCTAGTAGTGCGTCATATTCACTTGACTGAACTACGGAACTTAGCACTAACAGAGATAATAGTATCTTCTTCATCTGTGTCCTCTCCTCCTATGTTTAATACGTTATTGTACCAATCTTTAGTTTTCTTGTTGTAGTCTGGTATGTAAGTCTCTGGCTGACGTTTCATAACTAACATAGCACGTTTACCTACGACTAGCTTACCGTTTGACAGTATGGGACAAGGTGTGCCTGAGATAAACATTGCCTTCCATACGTCAGTGCTTTGACACATACGTGCTACTGCACTTACCTTCATCCCTAAGTCAGCTAGTACCTTAGCGTCCCTACGTCTATTACATTCAGGGTCAACATCATAAGTACCGCTACTGAACCCTACGCCTACTGTCTGTAACGAACCACCTGTACCCTTAAGGCAGGTGTCCATACCATTACTCATGTAGCTAGGAGTAATTGCAGAGCCTACTGGTATCTCGCTACTGCTTCCCGCTCCATTGTAGGTGTTACTTACTGAATCATCTTTTGTACTGTTGTTACTATTAGTAGTCGAGTTAGAACCGTGGTATGTATTCAAACTACCTTCCTGAGCGTTCTCTGCTAGTGTAACCCATGAGAACATCATTAGTAAACAAAAGAACTGTCTCACTTCTTATGTACAATCTTCTGTACTGTTTCTGATTCATAGATACGAATACCTAACCAGATAATAGTAAAGATACTAGCAACGGGAGGCAACCAAGCCGCTAGTGACATCACACCTGTGGATGCCGCAAATACGTCTACAGCTTGTTTAGTTTCTTCCGTTACCATGTTGTTCTTCCTTATTAAGATGGGTTTCTTTGTGCGTCAGTTGGTGGTATGTTGTAAGCTACTCTAGGTACATAGGTAGTATCACTATCTGAATAACCTCTCGATACTTCTATAATACTGTCGTTGCCTACTAAACTATCAGCCAACGTCACAGCCGCTGTGTGTGCTTCTTCTCGTGAAGAATAACTACTGTGTATGACTTGTTCCGTAGTGTTGTCTTCTTTTTTTATCAAATATCCTACTTGCATTTTAATTCCCTACCCTAGTGAGTTTTCCACGCATTTCATTTATTGTTACATTTTCAGATGTGGTGGATTCTCTCATTTGTGTTTTGACTGCAACAGAAGATGTGAAATACCCTAAATGTTCGTTGTAATCCCTACGCGTTACTACGGAAGCGTCTGTAGTAAAATCTACCTGATAAACAGGGCTTATAACATCTGTTCCAGAAGACTCCCAATCAAAAGGATGTAAATATATAGGAGACCCTACACTGGGAGGGCTTGCTTGTGTAGACATTTGAATAACAGTTCTATCGTTAGCTCCGTCATAATAGTACTTGTATATAATACCTAGAGAATTTGTACCGTCTGAAGATTTAGCTAAACCCACGTACTTAGAAAAGTGCTTAGTAAAATCTCCTGAAACTTCAAGGTTAGTCTGATAACTAGAAGGAGTAGAACTAGCAACAACATTTCCCAAGTTGACTGTGCTTTCTGTTGCGGGGTTAGGGGCTGTCATAACAAAGCGCAACTCAGCATCGTTTGTATAGCTAACATTGAAATATAAGATGTCTAAAGATACGTCTATTGTTTTAGTCCCAAGACCGCTGTGGGTGTACTGGCTGTCAGCTCCCACAGTAGTAAAAGTCGTAGTTAAACTTTGCGATGAACCCATCTGGTGACTTAGACTGTAGTAGAAATTACGTATATCTATAAAGCCAGTTATGTTGCCTGTTACCTCAACATTACCTTTAAGGTTTATGGTGTCTTCTTTTCCAGAAACACTTACACCAGAACCTAAGTTAAATATATTCCTAGCACTAGTTGCCTGACTGCCTATGTTAATGGTTGTAGAGTCGCCCGCAAAAAAACCAGAACCATAACCAGTTCCTATGTTTACTACTTTAACGTCTGTTGTATTGTTGTTGTTATTACCAGTAGCAATATTAGTAGTAACACTACCTGTTGTGCTTATGTCTACATTAGGTGCTGTGATAGTGCCTGTGAACGTAGGAGATGAGGCTAACATAGCCGCACCTGCGGATGTTACATTGGTTGCATCCGTTACGTCTGCGCTTGCTTCTATACCCGATAGCTTTGTTTTCTCTGCATCAGTGTATGCGTTAGTATCTGCGTTGTTTTCGTACGCTGTCTTTATTTCTGCATCGGTTTGGTCTGCGGTTGCACTAGCTTCAATACCAGATAACTTTGTCTTTTCTGCATCGGTAAATGCATTAGTATCTGCCACAGCTTCATAGGCTGACTTTATCTCTGAACCTGTCTGGTCGGCAGTGGCATTAGCTTCTATGCCGTCTAGTTTAGTGCCGTCTGTGGCTAAATCCCTACCGTCTACAGTACCGCTAACTGTAATGTCACCAGTAACAGTCACGCCACTTGATATGGCTTCTATTTTAGTAGAACCGCTATGAACCAGTGTTGAGCCTAAAGCACCATTAATAGTAGTAGTTAACGTACCACCATCTTGTTGTGTAAGGGTAAGGGTAGAGCCAGAGTAATCAACAGCAGTAATGTGATTGTTATAGGCTGTATTCCAATTAGATATGTTTGTAGCAGTAATACCGCTTGCTACGTGTGCTGTGAACACAGGGTCTGTTTCTGTATATGATGTAAGGAATCTACCGTCAAGGTCTGCGGTAACTGTATCACCGTCTTGTTTAGTTAATGTTAATACACCATCAGAAGTATTAAAGGAAGCGGAAGTAAGTTCTGTATTTAAAGCAGACGTGGCTGAGTTAGCCGCGGCAGTAGCAGATGCACTAGCGGCATTAGCCTGAGCAGTAACTTCCTGTAGAAAGGAATTGTCCGATGAATCTCCTGAGCCACCTACACCTCTGAATATAGCCATGAAACATTCCTATAGTTAAAAAAAAAAGAATTGTATAAAAAAGAAAAGG